GCGGTTTGTTGCGCGAGCAACACGGGTTGACCGACGAGCACGTCAATCGAGAAATTGATCGCGTCGCGGGCGTCCAAAAACAAACTATTAATTTCGGTCGTGTAGCTTGCGAGCGTTCCGAGCGCGCGCGTCGTCGAGCCCAATGCGGCTTGCGTGGTCGAAGCTAAGTTTTGCTGCCCGATGGCGCTCGACACGTCGACGGCGGGCGCAAATTGGCCGGGGGCGCTGGTTTGCACAAATTCATCGATCGCCGCGTCAAGCTCGTTTCGCGCGTCAAGTTGATTGGTCGGGTAAACGACGCGTGTCGACGTCCAAAATTCGACTTGAATGACCGACTGATTAGCGGCGGTCTTAAGATCGTCGCGCCGCCGGATCCGCCCGACGGGCACGACGTCGAACGTGCCATAAAAGGGATGATCGAGCTTCCCGATCCCCGGCTCCAGGACGGCAACCTCAAATGCCGTTGCGGTGATGTCGTGATCGGGGCCGGCAAAAAAGCACGTCAGCGGGTATTGGCGCGAGCCGAACCCGTTGCTTTGAATGTAGTTTTCGTCGACCCCGGGAAACGAAAAAGCCGCGGTGCGCTTGTCGGTCGTGCGGGCCACGTTTTCAAAAAGAAATTCGATCCGCGTATTGCTCGGCGAGGTGTACGCGGCTTGGCGGATCCGATCTTCCCACGCCATTTAACCGCCCCCCGAAAACATGAATTCGCCACCGCTTGCGGGCAACCGGATCCGCGGCGAGCCGGGCCGCTTGCGCTTGCTTTTGACTTCGCTCCCCGACGGGGCGCCCTTGATTAGCAGCTCGTCGACCGCCCCATCGCCTTTTGCGGCGCGCTCGACCGGGCTTTGTACTTCGGGCTGTAACCCCCCGAGCCCGGGCGCCCCGGTGCCAAACCCAAGCCCGCGCGCCCCTTGCGTCGCGCGCTGCGCGTCGATTTCCTCTTGTGACAAAACCGTTTTTTTAGGTACAAAGTTGGAGCCCGAAAACGATCCGAAAAAATTGTTAATTTTGTCGGCCAATCGACCGAATGAAAAAAGCGCATTTTCGATCAGGTTTTGCGCTTCACGAAGCCACCCGAACGGGTCGCTTGCCATTGCGACAATTAGAACGCGATTCGCGGCGATCCAATTTGTCATGTTTTGAACGATCTGCCTTAGCTCGCCGTTTGCGTTTTTAAACACGTCGATCTTGAGCCCCTCGATCGCGCTTCCCAATTTTGTCATGTCGCCGGTTAGCGTATCCATTCGGATCGCGGCCATCGCTTCGGCCGAGCCGCGCGCTTTTGCAATTTCGTCGTTTAGCTCTTTGAAGCGGCCCGACTCGGCCATGTCTTTTAGAACCAAGGCCGCTTTGGCGCCGCGGAGCCCGACCATTTCAGCAAAGAGCCCGATCCGTTCAAGGTTGCCTTCGGTGTCCTTTGCGCCTTCGGCAAACTGCCCGAGCACGTCGGGAAGCGCGCGCATATTCCCGGCGTCGTCTTTGATGCTGATTCCGAGCTTTTTAAGTTTTTTCTCGACGGTTGGCGTGATCGTGCCGAGCTTTGTCATCATGGTATTGAGCGAGCTGCCAGCGACCGACGCATCAAGGCCGACGTCCTGCAAAAGCGCGACGCCCGTAATTGCGTCGGCGATCGGGACGTTTAATTGCTTTGCCGTCGCGCTGACGTTTCGAAGCGATTCGCCGAGGGTTACGATCGTTGAATTGGTGCGGCTCGACGCAAGGGCAAGCATGTCAGCAATATCGCCGGCGTGTTGCGCTTCGAGGCCAAAGCCTTTCAGGCTCGACGCGACGACGTCGGCAACCGTAGCCATTTCAACGCCGGCGGCCGCGGCCGCGGCGAGCACGGCCGGCGTTGCTGCTAAAATTTCCTGATTTTTAAAGCCGGCTTTTGCGAGAATTTCCATCGCGCGCGCTGATTCGGTCGCCGTGAATTTTGTCGTGCGGCCAAGCTCTAACGCTTGTTTTTCTAGATCGGCGATTTCGCTGCGCGATTTCAGCCCGACGGCCCCGACGTCCGTAATTGCTTGTTCGAATTCGGCGCCCGCTTTTAAGACGTGCATCGCCGCGCGGCCGGCAATGAGCGCGAAGCCGGTAAACGCGGCGCCGACGCCGAGCAAAGCCGTCCCGAGCTTTTTAACTTTCTTTTGTACCCGGTTGAAATTCTGGCCCATCGAAAGCCCGAATTTTTTGACGCGGCCGCTCATCTTTGCAACGGGGCCGCTCATCTTGTCGATCGCGCGAAAGATCGTCGAGACTTTGAAGCGACCGCCCGCCATTACTTGCCCCTCGACGCGCGTTGAAGCTCGGCCCGAAGCCCCTCATAAAAAAAGCGGATTTCGGAATTCGTCAGCGTGCGCGGGTCGGGCAAACTTGGGTAATCCCGGCACACTTGTAAAAACATTTCACCATAAACCAGGGGCATCCGATGATCGCCGCGCGGCAAAATCGCGTTTTCCCCGCGTCGAACGAGCGGCGTCATCACTAACCCCCAATAAAAAAACCCGCAAGCAAATGGCACACTTTCACGTCGCGCGCGGCCATGCCGGCGAACGTCGCGCGACTTGTACGCGTTTGATCGGCTAAAAACGCGTACATTTTTTCAATGTCGCCCGACCCTTTTTTGACGCGATCCATTGCCATATAACTCGCGCCGGTCGGCTCGTAAAACGTGATCGGCTCGCCCGATCCCATTCGCGGCTGAAACACCGGGCACCCGTCGTCATTGATCAAAAGCTCCCCGCGCATGACCGCGCGAACGATCCGCAAATAGTCGTCAGGATCATCGCGCTCCAATTGTTCGGCCGTCGTTTGTAAATCCATCGTTGAGAAAAACCGATCTAGTTCGCTTCGCGCAACGTCCTCGCTCATCGTTTCGTTAACGGTCGCCATTGTGGGGGGCGTCCTTTCCTGTTTTTGGGTTTACTGTTGCGTTAGCTGCCCGGTGCCGCCGAGCGAAACGGTTGCGGTGCTAGTGTTTGATGAAAACTCGATCCCTTCAACAATGGTGCCGAGCCCCTGATAAACGGCGCCCGAAACATAGGTAATCGAGCACGCGACGTATTCAAACGCATCCGAGATCGCTTGCAAAAAAGACTGATCGCCGCGGTCCTCGTCGATCTCAACCTGCAACCCCCCGAGCACCCAAGTCATGCGCGTCTTGATTTGCCGGCCGGTCCCGTCCCCGTTGGCTTGAATCTCATTCTCGAAGCCCCCGAGCTTTCGTGTCGTGTCGGCGTCGGCCGCCACGGCGAATAGTCGCCCCTTAATTGCGACGCTTTCAATGCTCCCGCCAATTCCCGCCATGTTACCCCCTTATGCCGCTAGCGTCGCGGTCCCGAAGAAAAACCCGAAATTCAAAGTTACGTTGATAATGTTTGTATTCCCGGCGAGCTGTAGCGTCGTTTCAACGTTGAGCCGCTTCGGGTTGCCCGAATCGATCACCGCCGACGTGTTGGCCTTGGCCGTCGTCGGATCCGAAATGATCGCTTGAAGCCCGAGGCCGTCGAGCGCCGCGGCAACCTCGGCAACCGCCATGCTTGGCTTTTTGGCGTCGCGGTTGACCGTCGGCTGATTGTCGGGAATCAGAGGGGCGCCGGCCCAATCGGCGCTGGCAAAGATCAGATCCAAGTTGAAAATGATATTTTGCAATTTGACGATGTCGGCAACGAAGCGATAAGCCGGGATCGGCTCGCCGGTCGGCGCGTAGAACGTGACGACGTTGCTGATTTGGATTTCGCTGTCGACGACTTCGATCGTTGAGCTGCCCGCTTTGATCGCGGCGTCGCGCTGCAAAAAATCCCATTGATCGCCATCGGTCCCGGGGGTCAGCCCGTCGGCAACTTGGCCGGTATACATTTTCGGCGGGTTTTGGTTTGCGACCCGCGCGATTCGCGCAAGCTGACGCGCCGCCACAATAAACGGCAAATCGTTCGACCCCGGCGCGACAAGTTGCGCGTTTACGCGATCGGTCGTTCGGGCGCTGCTTACGGCCGTCGCGGCGGCGACGGTCGTTGCGGTGTTGCCAGTGAATACAACGGCCGGTTTTCGAACCAGCTCGCCCCATCGGCCTTCGCCCCAAACTTTATATTTTTCGAGGGTTGTCGTGTCGGCGATTTCCATTGCGTTCAAGATCATCGTTTCCCAAACGTTACCGACTTGATTAAGGCCGTCGTCGACGTCGGGATTATTTAGCCCGCCGGTCGGTTGCGTAAACGCAAACGTTACCCCGAGACTTGGGCCAATGACCGAAAGCGCCAAATCGTTGCCGCTTGCGCCTTGCCATTTGGCGTCAACGTCGACCGTCGTCGTGCTATCGGTCGCAATGATTGGGATGTCGAGCACGGCATTAATCGCGGCCGTCATCGCCGTGCAAATCGCCGCGACGGTGGCGCCGACGTCGATCAAAAATGGTTCGCTCAAGATGTTATTAACGCTGACTTGGTACGATCCGAGCGCGGTCGCTGATCCGCTCGGGGTGATATCGCCTTCGGCGACGACGCCGGCGCCGTCATCTTCAAGCGGGTACACCGTGACCGGGATGCTCGCGACGCCGTCGCCGTTTTGCGGCAACAGCTCTTTTACGGCCAAATGAATCGGCGAGCCGAAGCCGTAAAGCGTGCCGGCTTGCCCGGCGCTTGTGACTTGCTGCTTTGTCGTCGCATACGTCGACGCCGAGGCCCCTTGCGCGACGACGGCGACCCGCTGCGGCAAAAACAAAACATTGCTGCCGCGTAGATCCTTGTAAATCGTTTCGATGCCAATAACGCGCGCAACGGCGCTCGGATCAATTGCCATTTGTCCCCCCTCTACGTGTAGTCATAATTTGCCGTTGCCAAAATTTCGGCGGTTTCGGTGCGTTTCACCGTCACGCCAATTAGCTCCAAAAGTTGCGGCTCATATTGCGGGCTGAATTCATTAAAGTCGACTTCGAACGTCATGCGCGCCGCAACGATGTTTTGCGCCGAGCGGCTGTCGATTTCGGGCTGAAAAAAACTGATCGACGTAAACCGCCGGCCGCCAACGATCCCGCGAAACGGAACCCCGAGATACGTATAAGGCCCCGCCATCAAAATATTCCGAACCAGCTTGACCGCGCGTTGCGCTTCGAGCGACGCGCGTTTGTCCCCGGGAAGATGGC